GACGAAACATGGAAGAAAACTACCATTGCAAATACATCAGAATTGCAGTTCGAACAAGAATTTGGTAATTCTTTCTTAGGAACTGGTAGAACTCTCATTCCATCTAATATTATTTTAGGATTAGTATCTGAAAGTCCTATTGAATTATATGGTCAAGTAAGAGTATTTAAGAAACCTAAACCACATCATGAGTATATAATGACTGTAGATGTTGCAGAAGGTAAAGGTATGGACTATTCTACCTTTACTATATTTGACATACATGATGGTAATTTATTTGAACAAGTATGCACATTTAGAGATAATATGATATCTCCTATGTTATTACCAGACATATGTGCAAAATATGGTAAGTTATACAACGATGCACTTATTATTGTAGAGAATAATAATCAAGGTACAATGGTCTGTAGAGAGTTATATTACGAATTAGAATACGAAAATATGTTCATGACAAGTTCGGTCAAGGCAGATGGAATAGGAGTTAGAATGACCAAGAAGGTCAAAGCACAAGGATGTGCAGCTCTTAGGGAGATAATGGAAGAGAAAAAACTGTATATAAGAGATACAGATACCATTCAAGAGTTTGCAACTTTCGTATCAAAAGGACAATCTTGGCAGGCAGATGGTGGTTGTCATGATGATATGGTAATGAATTGTGTCATGTTTGCATGGTTTGTTAGTACACCATTGTTTAAAGATATGTCAAGTGCAGACTTAAAATCAATGTTATATGCAGAAAAACAAAAAGAAATCGAAGACGATATAGTCCCAATAGGTATCATAGACAGCGGTAAAGATGCAGAGTCCTTTACAGAAGATGGTGATGTCTGGACAGTTGTGGACGATGGAAACAATTATGGAGTGTTTTAAAAACAATAAAATACTAAATACTATGGACGAACACAATAAATGTGGTCGGTCATAAATAAACTTTATGGGAGAAAACTAAAATGGCATTTCTAGTAAGTCCTGGCGTTCAAGTCAGAGAAATAGATGTTTCAAATGTAGTACCAGCGGTATCATCTAGTATAGGTGGTTATGTAGGTTCTTTTAGTTGGGGCCCAGTTGATGAAGTTAGAACTATTACATCCGAAAAGGATTTAGTAAGTGTATTTGGTGAGCCATCTGGTGATGACACCTATCTTACTTCTGTAAAGAAGAAAGAACACTTTTACTCAGCTGCAAATTTCTTGAAATATGGAAATAACTTAAAAGTGGTTCGTGCAGTTTCAACAAATATGTTGAATGCATCCACTGGTTCAGCTGGTTTACTAGTAAAAAATGCGACACATTATTATGATAATAATTATCATACAGGTGCAGCTGCTTCAAATGTTGGAGATTTTGTTGCAAGATGTGTTGGTGTTTTAGGTAATAGTTTAAAAGTATCTGTTTGTGCAAGTGCAAATGCATTTTCACAATCCGCTGCAACAACTGTAAATGACAGTTCAATTGCATTGGGAGATACATCAATGACAGTTGCAAGTGGAGCTGCATTAGTTGTTGGAGATGTAATTACTTTTGGTACTGATACTAATAAGTATAAAATCTCTGAAATTAATACTAATGCCATTACATTTGCATTGGCAAGTGATGGAAGTTCTGGTTTACAAACTGTAGTTGCAAACTCAGCTAATGTAAACAGAGAATGGGAATTTGCATCTAGTTTTACAAAAGCTCCTGGCTCAAGTCCAGATGCTATTGCAAACAGTTCATCTTTGGATGAAATACATATTGCTGTTATTGATGAGGATGGTTTAATTACAGGTATAGTAGGAGAAATTCTTGAGATATTCGAAGGAGTATCGATGGCATCTGATGCAAAAGACTCAGAAGGAAATTCTAACTACTTTGTAGACAAACTAAGATACAACTCAAACTACATCTTCTTCTCCAACCACAATTCAAATTTAAGTGAATCTGGTAACACATTTGCTTCGGCAGGTGCAATATTTGACACGCACACATTACCAATCACACAATCATTTACAAATGGTACAGATGGTTATTGTTTAACTTCTGGTCAGAAGAAAGCTGGAATCGAGACTTATCTCGGTGACGCAGAAACCCAAGATGTTGATTTCTTAATATCTGGGCCTCTTGATGGAGACGATGGTTCTGGTAACAATGTAACAACATTAGCAGAAGCAACAACTCAAGCAAATAACTTAATTGCAATATGTGAAGCAAGAAAAGATTGTATGGCAATCATTTCACCAAGAAAACAAGATTGTGTTAACAATTCTGGTTCAGAATCCACTTCAATAGTAGCACTTGCAGATACTTTATCTTCAAGTTCTTATGCAGTAATGGACAGTGCATGGTGTTATCAATACGATAAGTATACTGATAATTACTGTTATATTCCAGCATGTGGACACACAGCAGGTATAATGGCAAGGTCTGACCAAGAAAGAGATGCATGGTTCTCACCAGCAGGATTTAACAGAGGACAAATATTAGGTATTACTAAATTGTCTTTCAATCCAAATCAAGCTGAGAGAGATGCACTATATAAGAAGAGAGTTAATCCAATAGTAACATTCCCTGGCCAAGGGACTGTTTTATTCGGAGATAAAACTTTACTTTCAAATGCAAGTGCATTTGATAGAATTAATGTTAGAAGATTGTTCATAGTTATGGAGAAAGCAATTGCAACTGCAGCTAAATTCCAATTGTTTGAATTTAATGATGCATTTACAAGAGCTCAATTTAGAGCAACTATCGAACCTTTCTTAAGACAAGTTAAGGGAAGACGAGGAATCGTTGATTTCCAAGTTGTTTGTGATGAAACAAATAACTCACAATCAGTTGTGGATGCAAATCAATTCCAAGCTTCAATTTTTGTTAAACCAAATAGGAGTATCAACTTCATTACACTAAACTTTGTTGCAGCTAGGTCTGGTGTAGAGTTTGAAGAAGTATATGGTGCAACTAATACCCAATATGGTAACTAAGGAGTAAGACATGGCAACTATAGACGAATTTAAAGCCCAGTTAATTGCTGGTGGTGTTCGTGGTAACAGGTTTTCTGTGTATATTCCTAGAATGGGAGAGAACATAGAATTTATGTGCAAAAGTGCAGCGATTCCAGGCTCAACCTTACCAGCTATCGAAGTTCCTTTTAGAGGACATAGACTGAAAGTAGCAGGGGATAGAACATTTGAAGATTGGACAGTAAGCATCATCAACGATGTAAACTTTACTACAAGAACAGCAGTAGAAGAATGGATGGAAAGCATTCAAGAATTAGATAGTGGTGTCGGTGCGACAGACTTAGACTATCTAGTTTCAAGAGCAACTATATCTCAATTAAACAGAGATGACAGTATACTTGCAACTTACGAGTTGTATAATATGTATCCTAGCACTCTAAACCAAATCGATTTAAGTTTCGATACAGCGGATGAGATACAGACTTTTGATGTAACATTCAGTTATTCACATTGGGAAAGAACTCTTTAATAGAGTTCTTCTCAAGTGTTATAAATATATATTATGGAAATATTTGGATTTGAAATAAAGAGGAAGAGCGACGAGGATAACGCACCATCCTTTGTTGCACCTATTAATGACGATGGAGCTCAAGTTCTAGAAATAGGACAG